CCCCCCCCCCTTTTTTTTGCGCGCCAAATCGCAAAAAGTTTTCGGCCCCCAACTAGTCGCCCCCTGAAACTGTTTCGCCCCCGAAACGTAACCCCCTCGGCCCCCGTCCCCTTTTGACCCCGTTCCCCCTGGTCCCCTGCTGTTTTGTTTTATGCTTTTATTGTAGCTGGGGAGGGTGTGGGTGTCAAGCCGAGTGACTGTGTTTGTGGTCACATGGGTGTTTGTTTGGGTTTGGCTATGGGTGGGTGCATAGTATGCGCATGTTTGTATAAAATGCCCTTTGTGCTGGGCTGGCACATGGTTGGGGTGGTGTCAACTATTCGGGGGTGTGATGCTAGACACAGATGGTGGGGGTGGGGGGTTTTGCGCGTTTTCGCGGTTTTTGTTTATTTAATTCGTGTTTTCTCAGGTTTGCTCCCTGGGTGGCCCCAACCCGAATGCTAGCGGTTTTGAAGCACACGCGAACTAAATTTTGCAGCAAATGTGCGAAACGGTCAAAATGTTGGTTTTCTACTTAAACATAAAAGCAAGAATGATAATCAAGCAATGAGGGGGATAGCAATGATGATGAAAGCAATCAAGCGAAAGCATCGAAGGGGAAAGGCGAGTGAGGCAAGCCTAATCGAGGAATCTTGATCCTGCTATCCGCTATCGGGGATCGTGCTGCTTGGCGTCGATCCTCAATGCTGATATCTTTCTTCTTTTCTCTTGCTTCCCCCGCTTGCGGTATGCTTGAATCTCCAGCTTGGCGGGTGTGGCTTTCCAGATCAAAGGCTTGAGCGGAGTGTGGATAGAGTTAGCCCTTAGTGAGAGAGCTAACAAAAATCATGGGGAAATTGTTCTTTCCGTCACAATAGGAATCGCGTTTGCGTTTCTGTCGTAGCATGTCGTACAGTTGTTATCTGTTTCACATCGAGGCCGGGCATGTCCCTCAGGTCGCCTATCATCTGCTTTTTAGTCGTCTGTGGTAGGAATCACTTCTGTGTGAGTTGCGCGCCGGGCTCGCCTTGACCGCGCACGCCTGTAGGGTCGGGGAAATGATCCCGCTCTGACCGGGGACGACCACGCTAGTGAGGCGTGTCACATGTGTTACTCTACATGCGCGGAGAGTGAAATTATGGTGTTTAGCAGCATCTTTGTAGTCGTATGCTGTGTTTTGATGTTTACTATACCATGGTTATCGTGTTTTGTCAAGTGTTTGCTACATGTTTTTTGAAAGTTTTTTTGAGAAAGTTTTTCGTCGTGTTGTCATGTTTGATACACCCTTGGGTTGGGGCTGTTAGCACGGGTGCTGTTGTTTTGGGTGCGCGCCGGGTTTTCGGGTGGTTTGGGTGCTTGGGTTTTCGTGTCTAGGCCCCCTAGCTTCGCGTGTGCGGGGGTTTATGGGGTTGGTGGGGTGATTGCATTAGGTGGGGTGTGTTCGTTGGTTACAGGGGCTGTTGGGGGCGTGATGCGACTCACGTCGCAGTGGCTTGCGTTCGCGGGTGGGGTGTGTATAATGAAAAGTGTCCGGTAGAGGATAAGGGCCACACGGGGTGGCCGCCGGGCGAGGGGTAGGAGGCCCCAAGAACATGGAAAACATTTTCGAGACGGTGGTGGAAATTGACCCCCTGATGACAGGGTGGGAAACCGCACCCGTGGAAACCGATATTGAGGAAGGCATTCGCCTGTCCTGGACTCGCACGGTCGGGGATTATGGCATTCTCATCTGGGCGAGTGGTATTCTCGATGAATACGATCTTGGCCTGACCATCGAGCATCTCCCTAGCGGTGAAATTCTGGAGCTGGAGAAATGGGATGAGCGTGAGCAGATCGACAAAATTTTGGGTGGCAAACTATGGTTGGTCAAAAGCATGTTTGAGGACGCCGCCATGGAATGGCTGGAAGATCACTGCTACGATGATGGATGGGGGTTTTAGTCCGCCACCCCTACAATGTGATTAAGAACACATTCCCGGGGCTGGTTTTCCTGGCCCCGAACTGGTATAATAAAAACCATGGATGATACAATAATGCAAATCATTAAAGAGGTGAAAGACCTTCTTCGTGACCAGCTGGTAAACCTTTGGGATGGCACATGGGAGCGTGAGGAGGATCACCGAGAAACATTTTTCAATTTGGGCTACTGGCATGACCTGGTGTACAAGAAACAGTTTGGTGACCATGTGGTGTATGTTGGTTGCGCTGGTGAACTAGACGATTTTGTTACCTTTATTGATGTTCAGCGCAAAGGTGGTTCTAGGCGCGCGTGGCTGGAAACCCCCGATGATGGGCATGGTATTAATGCTGTCATTTCAGAGCGTGGCCGCAGGCGTTTGGGGCAAGAATTTATTGATACCGCTAGTCGGTTCGTGGCAGAGGTAAAGCGTGAAGAAAGTTGATGAAGACCTGGCCAAACGGGCGTGTTTTGCCCGTTTGAGCTTGTGGGATATGGGTTTGGATCCGTGGGCTGGTGGCTGGGGGAAACATTTTGAATGCTTGCAAACCCCCATCGCCCCCACCAGGCATGTCATGTACTACAGGTGCTATGCTGGTCCCCGCCTGATTCTTGTTGGCTGCGTTGGTCGCCCTGATGATTTTTTCACATTCATTGATATTCGTGACCTGGATAACAACTATCATTTAGCGCAGGTGAACTCGAAGGAGGATGAATTTATTGTCGATAGGATTCTACATGGGAAGCGAAGCCGGCTGGAGAAAGAGTTTATAGCACACATGGAGGAGTGTAAATGATTAATCCCCGAAGCATCGAAGAGGTCAAGGACATTCTTCTTGCTATGGCTTCACGGATAGACCTTTGGGATGGCACATGGGAGCAGAACAGCTACACCGAGCCGCTTTCTTCTGATGATGGGTTTTGGTACGGATTGACGTACAAAAAGCGGTTTGGCGAGTATGAGGTATCCATCGGCTGCGAAGGCGAAGATGATAATTACGTCACTTTCATTGATATTTACCACGAGGACAGTTCAGCCAAAGTTGTTTTTGCGGAAAGTCCCGAGGGATTATGCTTGATTGATGATATCATTTCGCGGCATGCGCGTGAATGTTTGGAGGAGGAGTTTCGTGATCGTGCCTGGTAGCATTAAAGTGATGGGGCGAATCCCCCACACAATGCGTAATTTCCTGAAGAAAAATATTGGTGGGGGTGGTGTCCTGAGATACGGCGGTGTCAATAACCCGAATGATCCGATGAGCGATTTAGGGGTGCACGGGATGGATACCTGGCCTATCCAGGGCAGTATCAGGGGTCAGGTCACGCTGCTGGCATCGGTAGAGTTTGATGTGATGGCCCCGTTCGATGAGCAGGAGATGGAAGTTATCATGCGGGTCCACCAGGACGTTAGGGGGCGCACCTACCGGCTGGTTTTCCGGTGGCGCATTTCTTACGGTAAGCCGGCGGGTGATGATCTTCTCGCCATTTGGCCGGAGGCTAAGGACACGCTTAACAAGTTTCTGCAACAATGCTATACGCTGCGCCCTGGGCAAATTATCCCACATGATGGGTACACCCGGGCGGAGGTTGCGGAGATTGGGAAACAAAATCTTGAACGAATGCAAAAAATTTTAAGGAGTAACTAATGGAAACATTGCAAGAATACCAGGCTGGCATACTTGAGCGGGTGAAGAATTTTCCCCGCGGTGGAATACCGGAGTGGGTGGAGGCACAGGTTTTGCTGCATGAGGTTGACGCCCTGGCCCGCTACGGCTACCCGATTGAGGGCATGAGCGCAAGCGACTACGCGGCTTTGGTGGCGGCCGTCACACCCCCGTGGCATGCTGCTAAAACACCTGTTGAGGCTGCGCAAATCATGACCGCTAATATTGGTGTGATTGCGGGTGGTTCGATGAGCCCGAGGGAAATCAGCCGCATGCGCAGTGTGCTGATCCCCGAGTCGGAAGTGATTTTCCGCCTGATGCCTGATGGTTTTTCTAAGGTGCGGTTTGCTGCTAATTTGGTGGCTGTGCTGGAAGCCGTGGATAAGGTTTTGAAGGAGTCGTTATGAACATGAATATTGAAGAGTTTAAGGAACACCTGAGAAAACAGGTTGATGGTTTCCCGAAAGCGGGGGTGCCGGATTGGGTTGTGGCCACCCCCCTGTTGTTGCAGTTGTCCCTGCTCAAAGATGCGGGGCAGGATGTGGGGGTTTCGGAAGAAAAGCTCCGGTTCCTGGCGGGTGCTGCGACGCCCCCGTGGTTGGGGGAGTCGGACCCTGTGAAGATTGCGGAAATGCTCATCGAAAATGCGATGGCTGTTTTCAATAATTTTGATGATTTTGATGTGTTCACTTTTGCGCATGGGGTAATCGTGCCCTATGCTAATGCGGTAATCCCCCTGCTTTCGGATGATGATTTAGTGCGTAGGCTAGAGCATGCTGAGGGTGTTTTGTTTGATGCTATCGCCTACGAATGCTAGAATGTGACCAACATCACCACCTGTTTCCCGGTTTAGGCTTGCGGTCTAGGCCGGGGATTGTTATAATAGGGGCATGGTTAATATTAATTGGGGCGCTGCGATGACCGCGGCGCAGGAGGGCCGTTTGGCGGAATTTTTCAGCAGGCTACTAGGACGCAAGGATGATGCGGAGCGTGAAAAAGTAGCGTACAAGGTTGATGGTTTCGCACGGTTCACTGAAGATTGTTTCCGCAAGTTTGCCGAGGATTACGCGTATCTGCTGGGGGTGAATGAGGGCCTGGCCACCCTGGATGTGATTCATGATGGTGCAAAAACCGGTATGGCGGTGGAAGAGCTTTTGGCTAAGGCTGAAGAATGCCACGCCCACACAATGTTCATGTTCCGTGAAGGTGAAAAAATTGATGACCCGGAGGACAACCGTATCGCCACACGCTTGTATAAACTCGCCTACGAGTTTCATAAGGTAATCCTGCAAAACTATTTGAAAGGGGAAACCAAATGACCGCAACGTATCTTGATGTTTACGAGGGTGAGGAAGATCACTATGATGCTTTCCTGGGTGAAAAGTATTGGGTGATTGAGCAGCTGCATCAAAAGCACTGCCCCGAAACCCCCAAGGAATTATTCAATGATGACTACGCTTACCATCGCCTGGTTGATGATGAGGCGGAGAAATGGCGACTATACTACTGGGGTGATGACCAGGATGAGGTTATCGAGGTTTTGAAGCAGTCGGATATCCGCTACCCCAATAATGGGGGTGGGTTCACTAAGGTGCAGCCTGGCCAGATGTTCTTATCCCGTGGTGATGATGTTGTTTCGTTCTATGGTGAAAAATCATTGGTTCGCCGAATCAGTTTCATCAACCCGGACCTGGATGTTCCACACGATGACCACCCGCATATCGCGTTCCACTACCTGCTTGTTGGTGATGTGATCGGTGAAGGTAAATACGTTACCACTTTTCATGGTGGTTATTCGCGTGAGGATGATGGTGTGCCGGACACCGCATGGACTGGCCTGGGGTTTTCTGACGGCACCGAGGAGGGCGAACGGCAGCTGGATGCTATCGCCCCTTGGCGTCATCGGGCAATGACCGTGTTCAAGCAGGATGTTGAGAAAGTTTTGGCAGCAAAAATCCGTATCGGCAAGAACGCGGATCAGGAGATTGCAACGCTTTTGTATATGGATAAACAGCACCCGGATGAGAAATTCGCCACCATGTATGATGGTTCCGTGTGGTTGTGGCGTAAAGACTGATTTGCAAACAAGCAAGTGAAGGAGTATAATAAAGGCCATGGCAACATTTGAGAAGATGAACCGGGTTGACCAGCTACTAGAAGAATACTACCCGCACAAGCCTGGTTGGTATATCGCCTACGGATGGTTTTATGATCGGGTGCTTGATCTTGAAAATGATGAGTGGATTCTTGACCCAGACACCACCGAGGGCATGGAGGCAATTAAGGAACTGTTGCCCCAAGCTTGGGTTGGGGCGCGGGTGCATGACCTGCGCAAAGATGCTGTGCGGTTTGAGGAAATGCGGTTCTACCGCCGTGAGGATGACAGTTGGTTTTTCTCACAGTATGTGATGCTGCCCCAGGCGGCGGGCGGGGATCACATGTACTACTTCAACATGCACCGTGAACACGACGATGACCAGTCATACTTGTTTCTTGATATTGGTCATGGTGCGGACCACCAGTGGGCAGGTATCGAATCTTGTTCCGGTGATCCCGATTCCGATGCGATGCTTGATATCATTCTGCCTGGTTGGCGTGAATTGTTGGCGGAGTTTGATGCTAAGTGTGAGAAGTTTCTTGCCGAAAACAACCCGCTTGAGCAGCCGAAATGTGAGGATGTGCCGGTGAGCTAAAAGAAAAGCCCTGCCCCACTGTTTGTGGGGGTGGGTGAAGTCGATACGATAATGTCGTGTCGATTGTCCCCCGTCCCTGAAATGTGAGGAAAAACACATGAAACTAGATCATTCGTTTGAAGAGTTCGACGCAGAAATGAAACGCCAACAGCGCCTTTGGGTTGGCCTGATGGTGTTTGCCGTGATCGTGAAACTGATTATTGTTGTTGCGGCTATTGCTGCCCTGGTGTATGCCGTAGCGCATTTCATGTAAGGAAAGGTAGTGATTGTGACTAAATTAACACAAGCCCCGGACAGTGGGGAAACCAGGGGCCTGAACATGGGTGTCGTGGCTATCGAAAAAACCCCTGACGCAGAGGGGGTGAAGGGCATTGCCCATAAGCTTGCACTGGCGTCGAAAGAGATTGGGGCCGTGGGCAAGTGGGGGCAGAACCAACACCAGCGGTACAACTTTCGCGGCATCGAGCACGTTATCAACGCTGTTCACCCGGTGTTTTCGCGGCTTGGTATCGTCATCAAGGTGAAGGTTTTGGATTGGCAGTATGAGGTTGCTACCACATCGAAAGGCGCCGGTCAAATCCGTGTGCGCCTGCTGGTGGAATACACGTTTATTGACGGCGAATCAGGCGACGAATTGTCGGCGACCGTGCCTGCGGAGGCGTTCGACACGAGCGATAAGGCCACCTCAAAAGCGATTAGTGTTGCTTTGCGCACAGCCCTCACCCAGGTTTTGTATATTCCCACGATGGAGGTTGACCGTGATTATTCTCACATCACGGTTGATGGTGTGGATCATTCGGAGGTTGATAGCAAGCCTGATAAGCCGGCTGATTTGCCGGAAGAGTTCATCACACGTGTGACTGCTATCACTGACCTTGAGACGTTGCGGAATGACTATATGAATCTTGAGCAAAAGTTGCGTGAGGACCCGCGGGTGATGCGGTTGTACACGGATTGTAAGGATCGTTTGGAAGGCAAGACCGATGCTGGTTAAAGTGCGGCTGGTTGATGGCAAGCCCCGTTTGGGTGCGGATGAACTACATGACGATGACGCGGCCTTCATTCTGCGCTTGCTGACTGTTGGGGCGTCGGGCACTGATTGGGAAATGGATACTTTCTTAGACTTTGTTCATATCCCCAAGGATTGCCTGGTTTCCCGCTTGCAAGATTTGGCCATTGCCGGCTGGGTGGATGACACTATTAATTTTAGCCCTGGCCGCATGATGACCATCGAGGTTGTGGCCCCGCATGGTTGCTACTCGGTGCCCCGGGGGCAGGCGAGCCGGCCTGTCCGCAATAAATACACGGATGGTTTCGAAGCGTTTTGGAAGGCGTACCCGCGCAGGGTGAATAAGGCCAAAGCGTTTCGGGCGTGGAAGAGCGCTACCGAAACTATTTCTGAGGATATTCTGATAGACGCTGCCAAACGGTACGCGGCTTATCATGACTCGGTGGGCACGGATCAACAGTATATCAAACACCCGACCACCTGGCTGAATGGTGGAGAGTGGGATAGTGTACCCGCGGTACCGTCACTGTTACGTAAACCACCCAGCCCAGAGTATGAGAGTTTACACATTGATGATTTGGAGGCGTGGGCCCGGTAATGAGTATCAGCATGGAGGCCACCGAAAAATTATTGGAGAAAATGATCGTGTCGGTGTGGGGTTTCAAACGCCCCCAAAACACCACGGAGCACGATATCCTGGTTGGCGTGTGGTATCAATCGTTGAATGCTATTGGCGACTACCCGGAGCCGGTGTACGATATGGCCTTTGGCCGCTGGTTTGGTTTAGCAAGGGCCACCGATTCACCCCCAAGGCCTGGGGATATTCTCACCCACTGTGGCCATGTGATGGCGGATTTGGGGCGTGACCCTAAAATGCGTGAACGCGTGAGGCTGTGGCGTGAGGAACGCCGCAAGAAGATTGATAGCCTTCTGGAAGATGAGAACAACAATAATAAGATAGGAAATGACGATGAGTCTTGATGTTTCATTCCGGGGCAACCTCGGTGGCGACCCAGAATTGCGGTTTACGCAGGCGGGGAAAGCGGTGTGTTCCTTCAGTGTTGCCAATACTGATTATAAGAAAGACCCCACTACTGACAACTGGGATGTGGTGGACACAACATGGGTGCGAGTGTCGTGCTTTGACCGGCTTGCCGAATCGGTTGCTAATAATTTGCAAAAGGGCGACCGGATTGTTATCACCGGCCGGCTAGTGAACCACGAGTACCAGAATAAGAATGGCGAGACTACCCACAGTTTGCAGATGACGGCAACCGCTATCGGTTTGGATTTGGCGGGGAAACGATTCCAGGACCAAGGCGAAAACATGGCGCAGGGCGGTAGCCTACAGCAGCAAGCACAACAGGGCTGGATAGGTGCACAGCAACGCTACCAGCAGCAACAGCAGCCACAAATGCGCGGGCCGCAACAACCATGGCAAGGAGGTATGGATAATGAGCAACCCCCGTTCTAAAGAAAACACGGTACTTGTGTTCACAAAACCAGCCTGCCCACAGTGCGACGCGGTAAAAAAGTGGTTTGACAAGCACCCGGATGTTCCGGTAGAATACGCCCCCATTGATGAGAATGTTCTAGCCCAGGCCGCTGCTGATAATGTTTTGCAGGCCCCCGTGGTGGTTCTTGTTAAGGAAGGTTTAAGGGAGCATGCGCATGGCGGGTTTAATCGGCTTCGCCTGATGGAGTACCGCAAAGCCCTTTTGTCGTAGTAGTTGTTCGTTGCCCCCCCCTGTTGTGGGGGGTTCTAGTTTATGTGGGGAGAAACACGTGAATGAAACCTTAGCATTGGATGAGGAAAAAACCCTGTTGGGCTGTTTGTTGATGGGGGGTGTGGGCACGGGTGAGGTGTTCACCCTGGTTGAAGCCGGGGACTTTCAGCATTGGGCACACCAGTCAGTGTTTTCCGTGATGCAAGATTTGTTCATGGCGGGGGTTGATATTGATGCTATTAGTGTGCTAGGGGGCTTGGAGAAGCGGGGCGAGCTGGGCAGGATCAACGGCACCATGGTGCATGACCTGCTATCTAAAGCCACGATGAAAAGCGACATACCATTCTTAGCCGGTAATGTCAAGGAGCGTTCCCGCAAACGCCAACTGTGGTCATTGGCGGCACATATGGAAACGCTGTGTAAGGAACCGTCGGTCACATCAACGGATGTTTTGGGCAGGGTGCGTGACGGTTTGGATAGCATTATGTTATCGTCGTCGGCGGGCGGTGCGCATCATTTGGCGTTCGATGAATCACTGGATTGGTTAGCTGATGCTATGGCCGGGCAACTACCGCAAGGGGTGATGACTGGTTTTCGTGGGCTTGACGCAATGTTGCAGGGGTTGCAGGGTGGCCAGTTGGTTGTGGTTGCGGCTAGGCCTGGGTGTGGTAAATCCACGTTGGCGGTTGATTTTATGCGGGAAATCAGTATCAGGAATGGGGCTGCTACCTTGATGTTTTCGTTGGAAATGTCTTCGAGGGAGATTCAGCAGCGTATTTTGGCTGCGGAAACTTGCACGAATATTAGTGCGATTCGTGGCGGGCATGTGTCGGTTGACCAGTTTGAGGTGCTTAAGCGGAAGGCGGGGGAGATATCGGATGCCCCTATCTATATTAGTGATGATGCTAGCCAGACGATCATGGATATTGTTTCGAGATCAAAAATTGAGGTGCGCAAGAATGATGTGCGTTTGATAGTTGTTGACTATTTGCAGTTGATTACCCCCGCTAATGTGAATGTTCCAAGGCAAGAGCAGGTGGCGCAGATGACCAGGCAGCTTAAAATTCTTGCTAAGGATTTGAATGTGCCAATCGTGTTGGTTGCCCAGCTGAACCGCAATAGCGAAAACCGCGATGGGGGCACGCCTAGGGCTTCTGATCTGCGCGAGTCTGGGGCGATTGAGCAGGATGCTGATATTATTTTGCTGATTGATAGGCCCGATGCGAAAGACCCAGACCACCAGCGCGCAGGGGAAGCTGATATTATCGTGGCGAAGAATCGTGGCGGGGCCACGGGGGTGCACACGATTGCGCACCAGCTTCACTATTCGCGGTTCAGGGAATTTCCCCAAGGAATGTGATTATCATCACACTGGTTTGACAGGTAGGTCACAATCGTGTATAATATATGGCGTAAGTAAGAAAAACTCTGGGGCTTAGAAAGGGCTGAGAAGTGAGTTTGGTTGAGCAGTTCACCACCGTGGTGGACGCGATGGGGCCTAAACCCCCAACATCTTATGAATGGTTGGATAGTTTCGGTGAGGAACGCGCGGCTATGGTTGAGGCGTTGACCAGGCGTGACGTGGTTTTGCATGACTTGTGGCTGGTTGCTTCATCGTTGCAGGGCAACCCCTACCCGCACCAGTACAAGGCGTTTGTTAGCATGGTTGCGAATCTGCGCTCCGGTAACTATTAAGATTTTTTAAGGAAGGTGAAACATATGGGTGATGTTGATAAACTACTAGCCGCACCCCCGAAAGGGGTCACCCCCGGTGTGGTGATGGACGGCATCGAAGGGGTTGTAACCTCGCCCCCGCGAACCACCCCCCCAACCCAGGATGATTGGGGGCACGTGCTGGAGGCGTTCGGGCTTGATCCTGAAAAATATTCAGTCGAAGGACCGGTACGCCATTCGGCTTGGGAAGTGCCTGGGCATGGTGTGCAGCATGCTTACCGCGCTAAGGTTGTTCTAAGGCCGCAACACAATAGCGATATTGAAGACTTGCTAGACTCCATTTATTTGGAGCCGGTGAATAATGTCACACGTGACGGAAACTGGTTAACCATTGTGCTGTCCGACACACATATTGGGAAGAGTGCGGATGCGGGTGCTGGCACCGGGTATTTGATTCACAAGTGGAAAACCGGGGTCATCAAGGCCTTAGAACATCATGAGAATATCGGTGGCGTGAATCTGGTTTTTGCTGGTGACCTGATCGAGGGCTATACTTCGCAGGATGGTAAGATGATTGCCGAATGCGACCTGACCCTTGCGGAGCAGTTGCGCACCTGCCAACACCTTGTGTCGTGGACTGTTCAGGAAATCCTATCGCGGGTTGATGATCTGGTAGTGTCGGTGGTGCCAGGTAATCATGGTGAAACCACACGCAAGCAAGCCCGCCCCATGTCCGACAACTACGATATCCTGATTGTTTCCGCTGTTCAGGACGCTTTCAGCATGGTTGATTCGGAAATGATGCGGGGCAAAAATGTGCGCTGGCTGTACCCAGACCACACGCGGGGCAGTGTCACCTACGATTGTGGGGGTACGGTGTTCACGATTGTTCACGGGCATTTATTCAAGGGCCAAATCAGTGGTGCGGAAAAATGGTGGTCTGGCCATATTGCTAATGATAGTGAGGAAGCATTTGCCGATATTCTCATTAGTGGCCATTTTCATAATTTTCATATCGAGTCATGGACGGCTAAACGGTGGATCGTGTCGGCCCCGGCGTTGGAGAAGGAGTCAACCTGGTTCCGTAACCGAACCGGTGCCACATCATACGGGGGCGTGCTATCATTCGTGACGGTTGATGGTGTACCACGTAATATTAACATTTTCTAAGAAAGAAAGGATCATATCATGGGTGATTACTATAAGTTTGGGGACACGCAGGTGTGGGATATTTCACGCCACCTGACTGGGAACGCAGCCCAAGCTGTACAATATATTGCGCGGTCTTGCCGGCTTGATGGGCTGAATAAGCATGCTGACCTGGAGAAACGTATTGAGGATTTGGACAAGGCGCGGGACATGTTGCTGGACGAAATTTGGCGGCTTATTGGTGAGGAAGCCGTCTCCGACGATAAGGTTAGCCTTCATGTTGATGATGAGTATGAGGGTGTGATTCATGATGAAGCCTAGGGATTTTTTTCTACAGTTTTCTGCGGGTGGTGTGCCCCGCCCCCAGGGTAGCAAGAAAGCTTTTCTTCGCGGCAAAAAGATTTGCATGAAAGAATCAGCTGAAGGATTGAAAGAATGGCGGGAGCACGTGGCAAGCGCCGCGTCTAACCACATGCAGTACCGCGGTTTAGAAATGCTTGAGAAAACACCCATGTCGGTGAAGCTTGCCTTTGCTATGCCCCGCACTAAGTCGATGAAACCGACCGACGGTTTGGAGATGGTGCAACGTCCCGATATTGATAAGCTTGAACGTGCAATCCTTGACGCACTCACAGGTGTAGCATTCAAGGATGACTCGCAGGTTTGCGCACTCCATGCCGTTAAACGCCGCTGCGCCCCGGGCGAGCCCCCTAACGTGTTTGTGCAGGTAGAACCAGTGAAAGGCCCGATCATCGCATGGTAGACTACGATCTGAAAGAAGAATTGTTGCGTGAAACCCGTGAGGTGTTTATTGGTTTGCGTAGCCTGGTTGAGTCGGTGGGTAATCGCCGCATGCAGAATGCCACCCATGCGGATTTAGCGGTTGAGCTTATCGACTACCCGGATGCGGATTTGAAGCATTTGGGCATGCTAGTTCAGCTGTTGGTGTCGCGGGGATGTATGGCTTCCGGTTGGTTAAGGTTTTTCTGGGTTTCTAAGAGTGGCAGGGTTGTTGGCGCTGCCAGTACCCTAACCGCGGATGATGTGTGTGATATCGCTTTCGAAGTGGAGCATGCTATCAACCAGGCCTACAATGAATTTGAAGAGCTGGAAGAAATTTTCGAGGCGTGGGCTAAGCAGCGCCTGTTTTCTAAGCGAATCCTTGGATACAGTGACTACGTGCCGGACTGGGTGCAGTATGATGTGGCTGCTGAGAAAATCGGTTGCCCCCCATCATCTATCCTTGAGGCGGTGAATCGTGATTTTATACGGCACAAGTTGCATCTTGGTGCTTTGATGGTGGATTTGCGCAGTGTGCGGGCTTGGAGGGCTGGCCGGAAGCACTAGGATTTTGTTGTGGCATGGTATAATATTCCCCTGAAAATTGTTTGTTTAAACGCTTTTTAGGGGAATATTTTTATGGGTTTATCGGCTAGCGCTAGAGGTTATGGTAAGTTGCACCAGCGTGCCCGTGAAAGTTTGATGCTTCGTTTGCGTGATGGTACTCCGTGCCCGTGGTGTGGCAGGCCTATGTATGCTGTTGCTGTGAAGAATTTTGACGGTAAGCCGCTTGCTGCTGACCACTTGAATTTTCATGGGGCGAGGAATGGTGAGCTACCGGAGCGTTTGTTGCATTTCACTTGCAACAGCCAGCGGGGTGGTGGTGAGGTTACCACTAGTAGTGTTCGGAAAATTGTTGTGATGGGTCCCCCGTGTGGGGGTAAAACAACGTGGGTTAGTGAGCATGCGAAACCGGGGGATATAAGGATCGACTATGACCATTTATGCAACCTTATTGGCGGCTACCCTATCGGTAATCATGATTACCCACAAGTGGTGGCGAGACTAGTTCGGAAAGCTAGGCTGCTACTTATTAGGGAAGCCTTGAAACAGTCCGAGGCGGACGTTTATATTATCCATTCCACCCCTAGCGAATCGGCACTGTTGCGCTATGCGGAAGCCGGGTGCGAGTTTAAACGCGTTGATCCTGGTGAGGCGGTTGTTCGTGAGCGTTGCGCCCGTCTGCGGCCTAAGTCGTTCATGTTTGGTGTTGATAAATACTATGAGAGTATGCGTAAGAAACCCGCGCCTGTTACCCCGGCCGGTGGTGGCGGTTCGGGTTTTTGGGGCTAGAGTTTGAGAGGTAAAACATATGGCCAGAATATACGATGGTAAGGAATACCCGGAGGATTGGCTGTCTGGGGGCAGGTTCGTTTATGATTCCTACCGGGAAGAACCCAAGTCCGTGAGCATGGAAAATCTTATCATTATCGCATGCCGACAACGCGACCGGATCGACCGCCTGAAACGCGAGTATGGCAAGATTGTGCGTGGTGTGGTGAAGCAGGTTGAGGAAGAAAAACCTAAGAAGAATGCTAATAATGTTGATGATGAGGATGACGAGCTGCCCCGCTACATCGTCGTCGTGGACTCTTTAATGGGGGAGATTCGCAACCAAGAAGACCTATTCCGCAAAACCATTAACGACGTGGAACGGCACCGCATCAACGCTGTGAAACAGATAAGGCAGGAAAAAGAAAATGGTGACGCCTACTATGTCGAAGGTAAAGAGAAAGCCTTTTCCGAAATCATCGGCTCACAAAACTTTAAGGGGTAAACAAACCCCGTATAATTTGCGTGAAGCCCCCGCATACGATCATAGCGAGGGTAGGGAGATTATTGCTTTCGCTAAGATCATTGGGGTGGAGTTGATGCCGTGGCAGGAGTATGATATTTTGGCCATGTGCAGCAAGAATGAGGTTGGCCGATATGTTCACTCTGACAACATTTTGATTATCCCTAGGCAGAATGGTAAGAGTTTGGGCATTTCCCTTATCTGCCTTTATCGTGCCATAAAATACGGTTGGCGCATACTATACACAGCACAGTTGTGGGATACGGCGAATAGTATTTATTTGAATTTGCTTGGGGTGGTGAAGGCGTTCCCCCCGTTGGCGGGTATGCTTACACGTTTTTCAGGTTCGCAGGGTAAGGGTGTGCTGGAGTTTTCGTGTGGCGGGGTAATTTTTTTCCAAACCCGCGGCGATGATACGGCCCGTGGTATCACGAAAATATCGTGTGTTGTCTATGATGAGGCTTACAATTTGACCGATGGTTCCGTGGCCGCTATTAACTTCACTACCCAGGCTGCTGATGATCCACAGTTTTTCTATATCACCTCAGCTGTTCATAAGGCTTTCAAAGCCCACCAGTACGGTAGGGTCATTTCGGCAATGAGGCGCCAAGCGTTGGCGGGGCCCGACCCTGTTGACCCTATCTACCTGGCCGAATACAGGGCGCCTAGTGATGCTAAACCTGATGTTGAAGAAACCTGGATCCTGGCGAACCCGTCCTATGGGTTCATCATGGATGAGACGAAGATTAGAAAACAAATGAAACGCTTGAACACCGAGATTGGTAGGATCAATTTTGGTGTCGAATGCCTAGGTTGGGGTTACTGGTTCAATGATGAAGACGATGAAGATTTTACACCAATTATTGATTATTCCGATTGGGAAGCTGCTACAGTGGCTGATCCCGTACTGTGTAGTGTCGGGGCTGTGTCTGCTGTTGGCATTGATGTTGACCTGGGGGCTGTTGGCTGTGCGCTTGTGAGCGCGGAGAAAATGGCTGATGGGAGATGGTTTTTGTCCCTTGCCCCTCGTGATGAGTTTGACCGTGTGGGTGTTGTTGCCGATATTGAGCGGGTGATTGGGCTTCGTGATCCGATTGGGTTTGCTTATGACCAGAAGGGTGTTGCGGAAACGTGCACGGCACTTTTTGAGCAGCGGGGTTTGGAGCCCACACGGTTTAATAAAACCGAGGTTTCTAAAGCATATATGCTGTTTATGCAATTGTGGCGTGATGGGAAGATCAAGCATGATGGTTCACCCCGTTGGGTTGATGCCCTGTCAGTGGTTTCTGAGAGAGATATTCAGGATTCGGGTAAGGCTTTGAAGCGGAATAATCCGGCCGGGTGTCCTATCATTGCCGCGTCGTTTGCGTTGTTGTTGGCGGCGGATTATAAGCCTGCTGAGGTTGATGTTCGGCGGGCGCCTAGGGTTTCGATGCGTATTTCGCGTAAGCGTCGTGGTTTGTGATTTTGGTCACGCCCTGGTTTGACTTGTGTGGGGCTGTCGTCATGTGGTCTATGTGATTGTTTATTATTGATGGTCGCCTCGCCTATGGGGCGGCTAGATGCCCTAAACGGCGTTTGCCCTGGTGGGCAGGTTTACTACTGGAAGGTTAATGGAAAATAATGGGGTTACGAAAATTCTTTGCAAAGTTCAAGCCGAAGCGCACTAAGGAAATCGGCACAGCCACCCCCACAGGGGGGTATCATGGGTACCAGCGTTTGAACGACACGAATATTGATTTGCGGTTCCCTCGCAATATTGCGGTTTATAATAAGATGCTTAAGGAAGACGAACAGGTGTCAATGGCATACTCTGCCTGTACGCTTCCAGTGCTTCGTGCTAAGTGGCACATTGATTCGAATGGTGCCGATCCCGAGGTTGTGAAGCGGGTAGCGCAAGACCTGAAGCTACCTATCCTTGGCGTGGATTCGCCCCCGGTGACCAGGCTTTCTAGCGGGGTTTCATGGCAAGAACACTTGCCCCAAGCACTCTTGGCGCTGGTGTTCGGCTTCGCCTACTTCGAACAGGTATACGAGCAAGACGAAACCGGTTGGCACCTGGTGAAACTCGCCCCGCGTTGGGCTGACACCATCTCAAAAATCAACGTGGACGAGAATGGTAACTTAGAATCCATTCAGCAAAAGAGCGTGCGGCTCGATGACGGCACCCACCTTACCCCCGTGATCCCCGTTGATAGCCTAGTGGGCTACGTGTACCGCCCCACTAACAGCGACTGGATGGGCACCAGTATTCTTCGCCCCTGCTATCGCCCGTGGCGGCTTAAGGACGAGCTGCAACGGCTTCAATTAAAAACTCTTGAGAGAAACGGCATGGGTATCCCCGTCTATATGGCTTCGAAAGAAACCTTGTTGGGTCGCCCTGAGGATTTGCAAGACGAGATTGATAGGGGCCAGGAATTAGTTGAGGCTATCCGTGCCGACGATTTTGCCGGGGTGTCAATCCCCCCCGGCGCATCATTCGAGTTCAAAGGCGTGTCAGGCCAACTACCGGACGTGTCCGGCGCTATCAAATCATACAATGATGCTATTGCTAAAAGCGTGCTAGCACACTTCCTGAACCTTGATGACGGTGGCGGATCTTATGCTTTGGCTGACACGCAGTCCTCATTCTTCACACAGTCTTTGCAAACCATTGCGGACTGGGTGGCGTTGACAGCGCAAAAATATATTGTTGAGGATTTGATAAGCCTAGCATTCCCCGACTACAAAGGCCCCGTGCCCCTCATCAACTGCGACCCCATCGCATCAAACAGTGAACTAAAACCTGAGATGTGGCCTAACGCTGTTGCGGCTGGCTTGGTTGACCCGAACGACCCCGTGACACGGAAATACTTTCACCGTAAAATGCAAATCCCTTGGTCCGGTGACACTGAAACTAATAATATTGACAATAACGGGGATGATGTTTTGTTGTAGTATGTTATAATATTCCGCATGAATGAATGGAATTTCTTTTCCGACATTTCCGACTGGGATATTGACCTGGGGGGATTCCGTGAATTCATCAACCAGGCCACCGAAGAACCGCTAATAATTAATATTAATTCCTACGGTGGCGACGCAATGCTTGGTATCGCCATCGCCAATATTATTCGCAGTAGTGAAAATAGTACGGTAGCAAACATTTGGGGTATCGCAGCATCGGCTGCCAGTGTGGTGGCGGTTGCTTGCGACCGTGTTGTTATGCAACCGTCCGCAACCCTCATGATCCATGATGCTTGGACGTGGGACGCTGGTGGGACGATCCCTGAACTAGATTCCACTCGTGAACAGCTTAATCAGTTGTCGAATCAGATTGCTGATATTTATGTTTCTAAGGCTGGTGGGACACGTGAGCAGTGGCGTGAGTTGATGGGTGCGGAAACTTTTTACACTGGTCAGGCCGCTGTTGAGGCCGGTTTAGCTGATGAGGTTGTGGCCAGTGACACCGGTGATGGTGCGGAAAATAAGAGTTTGCGTAAAATTGTTAACATGCATAAACGGATGTTCGCGGCAAAGCTGCGTGAGCATGCTGTTAATGCTGATGATGGTTCCGAAAATGAGGATGTTATGGAGCTGAAAGACCAGCTTATCAAAATTTTAGAATTAGATGATACCGCCACCGATGATGATATCATCGAGGCCGTGCAAAAGCTTGTAGACGATGGTGCGGATAAAGAAGAAACCACTAAGAGTGACGAGCCGGAAGAGTCGAAGCCTGCCGAAAACTCTCTGCCCAAGGGCATGGTTGCCGTTGACGAATACACCCTGTCTGAGCTGCGTAAAAGCGCCGACGCTTTGAACAAGATGCGTGAGGAAGCACGGCGTGCTGAGGTTGTGAACCTTGTGGATGAGGCTATCAATTCGGGCCGCATTTCAGCTAATGGCAAGGATGCTTGGGTTAACTCGCTACTGCATGATTTTGAGGGCGGTAAGGTGTTGCTTGAGAATCTCACCCAGTCCACCCCTGTGAAGCGTGCTGCTGTCCGTGGCTATGAGAATACTGGCAAGTCGCACAGTTTGCGTTCCGGCTTGAAGGTTCGACAGATTTTCTAATAGGAAGATTGAATATAGATGACTAATCAAATTTTGACCGGTAACGCTTCCTTTAAGGCTGCTGCCGATGTTGTCGGCTACCGGTGTGTGAAACTCACTGGTGACGGTGTTGAGCATGCTGGTGCTAGTGATGACGTGTATGGTGTTGCGATTCAGAACGCCTATAAGACCCCGGTTGTGACCATTGGCCAGACTGACCGCGTGACCGTGGTGACCTCCCCCGCTATTATTAATATTGCCTGTGATAGCGCGGATGATTTGAAGACCGGGGATAAGGTGTACGCCGCGGCTGATGGTAAGGTTGCTAAGGCTGGCACGAAGCCTGTTGGTTTTGTTGTTCGTAAGGGCCGTAAGCATGTGTCGGTTCGGCTAGTGACCCCACTGGCCTGATAAGAAGAAGGTGAGAAAATGGCTTTTATTCTAGGTGAAAATAGTGGCGGTTCCTACACAGTGTCTGACTATGTGGACGAGCCGGAGCTGATTGTTGATGAGATTGTGAGCATTGTTCAGGATGCCGCTATCGAAAACGTGTTCTATTCTGATGATGGTGAAACCACAGCTAGCGCCATTATTTTCAAGCAGCGGGTAAGCCCGTTCCTATCCGAGAGCCCGCATGAGGTTGCGGAGTTTGAGGAAATCCCCACCGCCGATATTCGTGTCGGTGATGATAAGGTGGAGAAGGCGTTTAAGATTGCGGAGGGTTTGCGTGTTTCTTATGAAATGATTAAGGACAATCGCATTGATCTGCTGTCGCGTGGTGTTGAGCAGCTTGCTAATGAGTTCTTGTATGCTAGTGCGCGCCAGGGCTTGGATCGAGTGAAGGCTGCTACTGATGAGCATAGCCAGGTGGTTTCTGCTACCACTCCGTGGTCTATTGTGACGGCGGAGATTGGTCAGGATGTTTTACGAGCTTGTGCAATGGTCTCATCTGCCCTTGTTGATGGTGATGTGGATGATGAGCGCAAGGCCGCCCTGGGCTACACCCCTGACACCATTGTGATGCACCCCTCGGTGTGGTACAACATTATTGGCAATAAGACTATCCAAGCTGCGTTTATTGGCGCTAACTCTGGGGACAACCCGTATTTTAAGGGTTTCCAACCGTATAAGCCGTGGGGTCTGGATGTTGCGGTGAGTCAGTATGTTGATCCGAAGCAGGTGTATGTTTTGCAGGCCAAGAAGCCGGGTGGTAAGAAATTCTTAGACCGTCCACAGGTTACCCCCCTGTACTCGCCTTATGGTGATAGTAGTATTGGTGGCGCAACGATGGAGTACCGGGCTGATATCATGGAGCGGTCCATTCGTGCTCTGTATGATCCTAAGGCTGTTGCACGGATTCAGGTGGGCTAATCATTATGAGGATTCGCCTAAAGATTGGGATTTGGTGGCAGCCCACAGATGATGGTGGCGAGGTGTTGCGTAAGCGTGGTGATGTGTTTGACGCGCACCCGCTTGACGCCGCCCGGCTGATTAGTTCGGGTGTGGCTGAGGATGCTAACGCGAAGCATGACAAGGTTGAGGCTATCAATCTTGGCTTGCCCGAGGTTCCGCCAGTCGATGACGATAGCCCGGATGATGACAATAGTGACCCCACCGATGACAGTAAACGCCCTGCCCAGGCCGCTAAGGTTGAGTTGTGGCGGCAATATGTTGCCAGCCTTGGGGCTAGCGAGAAAGATATTAAAGGTTTGACCAAGCCTGAGCTTATTGCTATGGCCGATAAGCTTAGCTGATAGGAAGGTGGCGGGGTGGAAAAGTTATCGGTTGATGATATTGGGGTGATGATGCCCCGCCCCTTCCTTCCCGGGGAGAAGGACAGGTGCCGCGCCTTAATTGATCTGTCTTATGAACGGATTGAGTTCGAGTTTGCCAGGCGCGGTTTAGTGTTGCGTGATGAGATTGTTTCTAAGCCTTGGCTTACGACTGCGGTCAAAATTGTTGTGCGCACAATGGTTGTGGAATCTCTACTAACCGGCGTGAACATTAACATGGCGAGCGTGTCGTCAACCACGGGGGAACAGTCCGACAGCGCAACCTTTGCAAAAACCGGGACCGAGGGGTTCGGGGGCGTGTTTCTTACCGAAAGGATGCTGCATGTTTTGGGGCTGCTACATATTCGCCCTCGCTATCGTGGAGGGGATTTTGTCCCATTCCCGGAGAGTAAAAGGGTGAACCTGTGGAGCGGATAAGAATTTTTGACCCACCCGAGATTGGGTATGATGGTTCGATTATCCACAGCGCTAACTACACCGAGGTGTTGGGTGTGCCGCAGTATGATACTGGTAGTGAGATTCAGCACAAGGATTATGGGTCAACAGCGCAGCGTCTTAGGGTTTTCTTACCCGCGGGGTTACCCATTGGCCCGAATCATGAGCTTGAAATCCGTGGAATCAAGTACAAAATTTTGCACGCCCCATTCGATTGGGCTATAGGTCGTACCCCCTGGTTCCAGCGGCATGCCCCGATGATTGAGGTTATGTGTGAAAGGCGTGATGTTGATGGCTGATAAATTCGCATTCCGTTTGGATAGTGATGCTATCAATGCGATGCTTCGTGAGAATTTCATGAGCGTGGTTGAGGCTAAGGCGGCGGAGGTTGCGGCCAATGCCAGGGGCATAGCGAACCCGAAAATGCCGGTTGAATCTAGAAGTGAGATCAATAAATCCGGTCGCCCTGTTGGCCTGGTGACGATCATGCATGCGGGTGGTTTGAACTCGCAAGCCAAGCATGGGACCCTAACCAAAGCCGCAACGGCGGCGGGGGGTGGTTTGGAAAGCTTTGGGGGGGCAAAAGAAAAGGGGGAGGAAGATAAAAAC